GCAGCCTCATGTTCTGCTTTGGTAGTTGTTACACCATCTTCAGTAGTATCAGCAAACATATCTCTTGCGACATACTTCTCAACCCAGTTGCCGTTTGCGTCTTGCTCGACACCATCACGTACACTTACCTGATATGCTGTTGTTGTAGCGGCAGGGCTAGCGAGTACTGCGTCTAGGTTCAGTGCGTCTAGCGTTGCTGCTTTCCAGACACGAGGCAATGACATATTAGGAAAGTCTGCTCTCCACTGTCCTTGCGTTTTTACTTCGCCTGTTGTTCTTTCTCTAAATTCACCCATTTGATTGATCCTTTCATATGAGTTTGATTATGCGATTGCGTAGAATATACACTCTCTGCCAGAGGCATTTACAAATGATGAAGATGGTAATTGAAAACCTGATGAGTGTGGGTCTAGTATATCAGATGCAGTGCTTTCAGCACCAGTATCATCAAGTTCTAATCTAGCGTCATTGCCTGATACTATCCCTCTAAAAGTATCAAAAACCATCCATCCACCTGATGTATTAGTTTCCTTAATTAATACAAACCTAGCACCACTACTAAATCCACAGTCTATAGTTTGTGTTGCGGCTGTGCCTGTAAAGTTTCCCACCTTTGATATACCTGCAAGTGTCGCAAAGAGGTAGGCTATGTAAGTGTAAGATGAACTGTTATTAGTCCCACTGCCACTACCTAAAACTAACTGCGTTGCAGTTGGTTGGCTAACAAGTTCTTTTGTTGACCCATATGTTTCTGTGTCTATTTTTGCAGCACTATCGTTTAAAACTAAACGATCATATCCACTACTGGTTATATTAGCATGTACACGCCAAGATATGGCACCATCCCTTGCTTTATACCAAATCATTTCGGGTGCAACACCAAGATTATGATTTAATGTATTGGTGCTTGAATTTCCACTGTAAGTAACCACATCGAAATAGCTAGGTGCACGTTTCCACATCCAATGTATGTTATCAGTTGAAGTGTCTGACCTATCAATAAAGCCTGTGCTGTAATCAAAAGCAAGTTCACTACTGCTTCCTTCTACATCGGTTAGGTTGGTATAAAGGCGTTTTCCTTGCGTCAATCTTGTGCCTATATATTTGTTATCAGTTGATGCTTTATTAGTAAACAATCCCATATCTACTGGAAAGCCAGAGACTGCATTAGGAGGGCCACCACTACGATCATCCATAGCAAACACATCAGTCGCACTGGTAGGCTCTGCGAGTGGGCCACGTCTGATTGCTATGTAGATGTAGTTTTCAGCGTTTGCATTAACTGTTGCATTTTCAAGTGAAAATCCTGTTGAATTAAACTTTATATTATTTGCATCACTTTCATCTGAAGATTCATTTGCTCTCAAATACCAGTCATTACCACCAGTAACAACGCCACGCATATTATCCCATATATACCACGCACCAGTTGTTGAACTAGATTTAATCATTATCCATTGTGGTTCAAACCCTAAATTAATATCTTGTGTTGAACCATTACCAGTATAACTCCCACACTTGATAACATCTTGGTCAGCATCAGGGCCGAACTCACCGTCACCGTCATTGTGGGCGAATAGGTAGGCAACAAACGAACCCCCAGAGCCATTTGTGTCGGTATCTGATCCAACAGTAAAAACACTGTCTGTTGGGTTAGTATTATTCCAAACTGTAGAAGCTGAAGCAAATGCATTGGTAGATTGCAGCATTGCGTATTTTGTTCCACCTTCACTTCTGTGAAATACCCTCCACCCACTACTGGCGTCTGTTCTCTTGATAAAAATAGAGCCAACTGTTGTACCCAAGTTATGACTAATAGTTCTACCAGCAGTGCCATCCCCAGTATAAGTCACCACATCAAAAAACTTAGAGGCTTTGCGGAATGTCCAAGAGACGATGTCTTTTCCACTTTCATTAGTTGAGGTGTCTGTTCCCACAGTAAATCCATTAGTATTAAATGAGGAAAAACGTGATGCACTTAGACTACTAGCATGTGTCGTATTAGAATAAAGAACATATGATGGTGATCTTGTAGTATCAAACAAACTGTGGTCTTGAAATTGATTTTCCCTATTCTTAATCCAAACCAATCCACCTTCGCCATCAAGGTCAATACCGTTGGTAATCGTTTGTGCAGAACCAGTACCGTCATACAAATAAGTGCTGAACACCTCGTCTACATCAAGACCTGCACCACCTGCTGCACCTGCGGCTGATAAAAATAATTTCTTTTTAGTACTCATTAATTTATCCTAGTGCCTGACCTGCTGTAAATCCGTACCAGTTTGTACCACCATCCCTTGTGTAGAACACAAATACATCTTTAGCTGATGCTGTTGCTGTGAGGGTTGGGGCTGTAGCTGAAGGCCAATCTACAGAGGTAGGCCATGTAACGGTGTAGCCTGATGCTGATGCGTCTTGGATTATCTCTAAACTAAAGCTAAATGCTGTGCCAGATGCAGGTGGGTTACTAAAAGTAAACGTAGTGTTTTCTGTTAGTGTATGTGCAAATGCGTTACCTGTGTGGCAGTCTACTGTAATAGCGTTAGAAGAAGAAGTAATTGTGTTATATACTTCGTTATAACTATCTGCTATTAACTCACCACTTACATCAGTAGTTCCTGTAGATGTTATTTGAAGTCTTTCAGTACCACCTGTGTTAAATGTTATTGTATCTGTACTAAAATCCATAGATGTATTTTCATCGCCCTCATGTCTAATACTATCCTCTACATCTAAATGACCGTATATAGTCGTATTTTGAGCTTCATTAATCTTTAAGGCAAGAATTTCATTAGTTGAACCGTTAGATGTATAAAAACTCATGCTTGAGCCATCAGCAAGCGAGTTTTCAGCTTTAACTATAATAGAAGCTTTGACACCTGCCCCTGGACTTGAAGCATCTGAACCATAAAAATCTATGACACCAAGTTCTTGACCACTTGATGCTACTGAATCAGTATTTCTTAATTCAAGGGTTGCAGTGCTTGATGATTGCACACGAGCAAATCCACCATTAACAAATAAATCATCAGACGTTGTTACATCACCAGTTACATCAATACCAGTTGATTGGGTTTTGAGCTTCTCACTTCCATAGTAATATAAGTATGTTTCACCAGTACCACCATCACATTTTATATATGGTGTAATGCCCCCCGATCCGTTATCACTTTGTAAGAAAATATCACTATTGTCTGCTAATTGGTTAATATACAGATGACCATTACTGACTGCTATGTAATTGGCTCCGAAGCTATGATTTATCTGCATGTCTGAACCATTACCAAAGATGGCAACGTCTGAGTCACCAAAATTTAGATTGCCTGTCATCGTGCCGCCACTTAAAGATAGCTTGGCATCTAGTTGAGTTTGTATAGCAGAAGTAACACCGTCTGTATAGTTTAATTCCGTAGCTGTAGCCGTTACTGCTACACCACCTATCTGTAAAGCTGTAGAGGCATTGACAGTAGGAGCAGTTAATGTTCCTGTAAAGGTAGGGCTTGCTAGTAAAGCAACAGTACCTGTAGCATCAGGAAAAGTAATTGTCCTATCTGCAGTGGGGTCTGTAACATTTAAAACAGTTTCGAAATCGTTAGCAGTAGAACCTTCTATGGTAAGACCTGCATCACTTAGGTACAAACCACTGACTGTAGGACTTGTAAGAGTTTTGTTTGTTAATGTTTTTGTTGTGCCTGAAAAATATGTATCAAGTAAGTCTACATCAAAGTAACCTATAGAAGAGCCAGATGTATCATACACTGCAATACCATCATCTGCTGCAATTGCTGTACTTGTATTAATGGTAATTGCTGATACATCTGCAACAGCGTTAAGTTCTGCACCTGTAGCCGTAAGACCTGTAACGTTGTTAGCTGCACCTGCAACAGTGTCTACGTAAGCTTTTACAGATTGCTGTGTAGGAATAAGTGTAGCACTGTTAGATGTCATATCATCTTCATCTACAAAGGCGGTTATAGTAATTGTACCATCAGATAGGCTACCATAAGTTACTGTACCACTTGCTGTTACTGTAGTACCACTAAGATTACCAGTAACGTCACCAGTTAAATTACCTGTTACGTTTCCTGTTACATTACCAGTTACATTTCCTGTAAGGTTTCCTGTAACGTTACCTTCAACATTAGCAACCATAGTGCCTGTAGTAATTGTAAGATCACCAGTAGATGCACCAGTAAACGTACCTGTACCTACAGTAAATTTATCTGCTGATTCATCAAAGCCAATAAATGCATTAGCACTGTCACCACGTTCAATAACAATACCTGCATCATTTGAAGGTGTACCTGTAGTACCATTACCTAATTCGATTAGTCCATCTGACACAACTGTGTTTGTTGTAGATACAGTTGTAGTTGTACCGTTGACTGTAAGATCACCACCTACTGTGACGTTACCTGAAGTTGTAACTGTGGCAAAACTAGATGTACCAGACGAGGTTACGTTACCTGTTAGATCACCAGTAACATCCCCTGTAACGTCTCCAGTAACATTACCAGTAACGTTGCCAGTAACATTGCCTGTCAAAGCCCCAGTGACATCACCAGTTACATCACCTGTTAAATTACCAGTAACATTGCCAGTTACATTTCCAGTAACGTTGCCAGTGACATTTCCTGTTAAATTACCTGTAACGTTTCCTGTAACATCTCCTGTCACATCACCTGTCACATCACCTGTCAAGTTACCTGTGACGTTACCTGTAACTGGACCTACAAGTGAAGTACCTGTAATTGTTGTACCTGTAATAGCTGCAGCACTGTTACCACCAATAACTGCACCGTCAATTGTACCACCGTTAATGTCAGCAGTATCAGCTACAAGATCATCTATTAGTGCTTGTCCATCAACATACAGATTACGCCACTCAGCACCTACAGCACCAAGGTCATGTGTGTCATCAGCAGAAGGAGTGATAGCAGATGCAACATCGGCAGTAATAGTTACTGTATCTGTAGCTGCATTACCAAGAGTAGTGTTTCCGTTTACTGTTAAGTTTGCAGTAATAGTAGCACTTTCATCTACAGTAAGAGTGTCTATTGTAGCTGTGCCATCAATAAATAAATCTTTAAATTCTAAACTAGATGTACCAAGATCAATATCATTATCAGTTACAGGAACAATAGCACCATCCTGTATGCGTATTTGTTCTACTGCAGCAGATGATACTTCACTAAAAAATCCAATACGATTGTTAGATGTGTCTATCACAACTTTGTTTAGTGCATCTGTATCTGCTATCAAAGGTACGTATGCACCTTCAGTAGAACTACCATCATGTTTGTGTCCACCCGATAAAGCAAACGCATCTCGTAGAGCATTATACTCTGCGTTTACTGGTGCAGCTTTAATAACCGCATTAGCGATAATATCTGCGTCTGATTGTCTTGAATACCCTGCCATTTTATAACCTATCTCCTACCCCAAATGTAACCACTAAACCTTGTATACTGTGTGCTGCATTGGAATCATTAGTTACATATCTAAAAGATGCTGATTTACCAGATCCTGATATATTAGTGCGTTGTACTGGTGATGGATTACCATCAAATACTGCGGTGCTGTTATACAACGCTTCGTTATAATAAGCTGCAGCACCTGTTGTTGTTAAAGTAAAGTTTGTCGGACTAAGTGTGTCTACATCTTCATAATCATACACAGCCGACATAACTATTGAGTTATCACCTTCAGAACGCAAATATGTAGCTACTGTGTAAAATATTTTACGTTGCTCTGGGTCTTGCATATGAAAAAAAGGAGTCTGAAATAAACTAAAGATGTCTGCACCATCAAAGTTATTACCCTGCTCCTGTCTGTGTACCTTTCCTGAACTATCTCCATGAAGTACAAATTCGTTTTGTCCTATATAACCACTGTCTGCACAAGTAGCAACAAGTCCTAGCATCTGACTATATTCAAATTGCAATCCACTTGAAGTTTGTCTAAAACCACCTATAATACCTTGTGTGTCTGCTCCTGCAAAAAAGTATCTAAATTGTGTTTTTTGTCTAATTACTACGGCATTTAAACCCTCAAGATCAATATCAAATATAACATCTGTAAAAATAGACTGTATATTTTTTGACACAGTTTCTAGATTAACATCACCAATTTTATCTGTACCTGATATTGGACGCAAACCATCTTGAGATAAGAATAATAAGTCACCGCCTATTTCTATAACACTGTCTGTAGCTAAACATCCTAAATTATCAGTAACGTTTTGTACATCAAAAGGTGGATGTATTGGTGCTGAAGGATTATGCACTACTTTTTTTATATTATTTGTACCAAAAACATAAAGAGCATCTCTAAAAGGTTTTATTGCTACAATAGGAAAACCTACAGGAATAACTCCTGCTCCATTACCTGGATCAAAATCTGTTTCTGCATCTGGAGCACTAACATAAAGGTTGTAATCTTCTGCAGGATCTCCTGCTAAAAATACTCTACTTTGAAATACTGCAGAAAACTTAGGATCTGTAGGTGCGTTAGCATGTGTAATCTGTGTATAGGTTGTACCATCATAAGTCGCTGCAGGATTTATACCATCTGTTAATAATACTTTTGGAGTAGAAAAATTAAATTTTGTAAATCTTACTTTTGTTACACCTGTCATTGTAGGTGAACCAGAAGTAGTTACAGCTACCCACTCAATTGCTACAGAACCACTTGATGTAACTGTCCCTGTAGCTGCTGATGTTCCACCAGTAATTACATTATTTTCTTCAAAAACACTGCTAGGAAGTTTACCAAAATAAACAACAATAGAATCTGCAGATTTAGAAATAACTTCACCTGTAGCAGATACAGTGGTGCTATCACTAGAGCTAACTACACCAGTTACTGTTTCACCTACAGAAAAACTAGAACCCTCTCCTGTCCCTAAATTAACCGTATAATTATAGTCATACCAGTGTAAATAATTATTGCCAGAGCTAGGTTTACGACAGGCTAATATACCATTTTTAATACCGTTAGCTACACAAACACCTAGTACACTTCCTGTGCCTGTAACTGTACCGTAGTCATTACTAAAACCATTTATTTTTCTGTAACCACCAGTAACAGCAGGTTCATAATTAATTAAAGAAGTAGCTGACCCAGGTTGTGTTTCACCTTGAGACAGTACATCCCTGCTAGTGTTAAGTCCACCTTGACAGAAGACTTTAAAGGAAGCTAGATTTTCTGCCATTATACAATACTGCTGATAGTGTTACTAAACGATTTGTTTCTTTGTATTACTGTAGATCTAATATCAAGTGGGTCATCCATAAGTATGCGTCTCATTGATCTTATACCTTCTTGAAAGTTTTGTTGATGTATTGCAGCACTTTGATCATTAGATCTAAACCTCATCATGTACATCATAGCACCATCAATAACTACATGATTAAATCTGTCTGGAATAACACACGTATCATTATATAAAGTTAAATCAGACGGAAATGACCAATATACGTATTCTACTTCATAACTATTATTAGGTACAGGAGTTACTCCAAACTTTGCTTCTAATGTTTGATAAACTCTTTCAGGTGCAGATATACCAGAACCAGAATCTCCTTGATCGTCCAACCCACGAAATCTCTGCGTATATTCTTCAAAAGATATTGTAGGAAGAAAACTAGGTGTATTACTTGCAGATCCTAATTCTTTTAAATAAAAAGTATCCCAGTCTACAGTTGCAAAATCAGCAGGAAAAGCATATAACCTTGTTCCTGCTGTTAATGTTTGTGTGTAAGTTGTTTTAAGAAAAGACCACTCTTGTCCTGTCTGTATTATATTTCTAATGGAGTTATTAATAGCATCTTTAGCAAGTGCTTGAACGTTACGTACTGTATCAAACCCATCCCCTGCAGTATCTAGTGTAACTTCATTTAAACGTCTTAGAAGTTGATTAACCAGTGTTATATAAGTTGCCATGAAAAATCCCTTAGATAAGGTTAAAGGGGCAAGTTGCCCTGCCCCTTAAGTTAGTTACGCAAGCAGATCTCTATCTACTTCGGTAGCCGCTACACGTCCACGAGTACCTGTGTCAATGCAACATGCCATAACACGTAGAATACCAGATGTAACATCTGCAGAACTTGCAATTAACTTAACGTCAATTGTGTCTGTAGTTGTTACGTGCTGTGTAAACGTAGAAGCTGCGCCAGTTCCAACAACCATAGATTGACCGTTAGTACCTTGAGCCAAGAAACCAGTAGAAGTAACATCTCCACCGTCAACAATATCGTCACCTGCAGCAAAATCAATATCAACTGTTGGTGATGTACCGTTAAAAGCAGTTTCAACTTCAGCACCTGCAAACAATACTAATGTATTAGCAGGAATTTCTAAAAGTTGAAAGATATCCCCATCTGCACAAGAATATCCATCTTCTACCATTTTGGCAATGTCCAAACGTGCTTCACGCATGTACATTCCCATTGCTTGGTGGCGTGAGGTAGCTGCTGCAATGCTGTTAGAATCAACACCTACAGTAGCTGAGGAAGTCATATCATAAGTAGCCATAAGTCAATCCTCCCTTACGCTGCGTTATATTTGGCATTAACAAGAGCTTCTGGACGAAGAATCTTTCTGCCGTATAAATGCATACCACGAACAATGTCAGCAAAGCTGTCAGGGTCACGATATGTTTCTGTTTTGTTGATCTGCTCGGCAGTCGCTACTGCTGAGTCATGACCAGCTACGATAACACCGTAGTTAGTGTTTTGGTTTGCAGAACCTGTGGTTCCTGGACCAGTACCAACTTTAGGTAAGTTGCTTGAAGTATATACACGGAAACCGTGGAAATTATTCAAGACCATACCGTTACGTAGTCCACCTGATTCACCGAAATCTGCGTTGAATAGACGTGAGTCTTCATCACGAAGAAGTTCCATAAATACAGGATCAACTACAAGCCATCTACCATTAGTATCAACTTGTTGTTGATCAAGTAGACGAGACATACGAGCAACAACCATTGCTGGTGAAGCTGTAGCAGTTGGTAATGCAGTAGCACCTGGCAAACGTGCTGCTAGTGGGATCGAATGATCACCTGCAGACGATGTTGTGATGTTACCAAAGTCACCTTTTTTCAATTGCATGCTTGAAAGCAATTCATTTGAACCAGCAGTTGAAACAGCTTTAGTTCCGTTTACAACGTCATTAGCTGTATCTGCTTGTGCATGTAAAGCTGACTGTTTAAAACCAGACAAGTAGCCAAGAACTTCTTGGTCATGCTGATCAGCCAAACGATATGCTGCACGGTTAGTAGCAAGATCCATAAAGTTAACGTGTGAGTGAGCTTCTTCAATATCGTCAATTTTAAAAGCAAAGTAGTTAGCTTTATCAACAACTAGAGAAAAATCCTCATCGTCTAGATCTTGTGCTGTGATCTGAGTTCCACGAGCATAGCTGCTCACTGAAATTTCAGGTTCTTTGATGATTTTTACAGTGTCACCTTGAGCACTGATTTCCCCGAAATAATCGGAGTTGGTTATGTCTCCAGCTACAGTTGCTTTACGAAAAGCAAGCTGCACCTTTTTGGAGTAGATTACGCTAGAAAAATTACCGTTAGGTAAATTTCCGTAACCCGATGCGGTTGTAAAAGCCATGATAAAATCCTCCTGATATTTGGCTTGAATTAAGCTTAAACATCTAAAAGGGGCTGTACGTTTTCTAGGGTGCAGTTAGTATTAGGTTGCGCTACCGAATACCACTGGGCCTATACTTGTCCAGGTAGTTCTTTGTAGTTTAGACTTTTTATGAATTTGGGTGCGACAAAAGGTAGTCAAAAAGAGGCTTTTGTCAACATACCCATAGTTATACTGCTGAAAATTAATTTGTCAACAGTTTTTATCTAGCTTTGCCAGATACATCGTAAACAAATTTACCCGAACGGATAGCTTTGTTAATATCGTCAGATCTCTCTTCAAACTCCTTATCGGACATTTTAGCGACTTCTGACTCACGAATTACGTCATTTGCATCTTCTACATCTACTTGTGTTTTACTACGTCTTGTAACTGTAGAAGCTGCATCTTTAGCTTTTGCTTTCTTTGCACTTTTAGTAAGACCTTTATCTACTTTGTAAAGATCTATAACACGAACTACAGAAGCTGGATCATCTGAGTTTTCGTATAGTGCATCTTGTACCCATTTAGGTTGCTCATCAACCCAGTTATGAAACTCATCAGATGCACGTAGATCATCAAAGTCTTCATGTGATTTACGTATTGCATTTTCAGCTTTAGTTCTTTCAGCTTCTGTTTGAATCTTATCAAACTCTTGCAAACGAGCTTCAGCTTTATTAAACATCTCTTGAGCTTTTTTAGCAGCAATAGTTTCTACTATACCTGCTACGTCTGGATATTGTTTAGACCATTCTTCTATATCTTCATCTGACTTAGGTGGTACAATGGATTCTTTTTCTAATCGTTTTTCAAAGGTTTTAAACTTTTCGTCCCATTCCTTTTCTTTTTCTTGCATGTGGCGTCTTAGATCACCATAACGCTTTTTAAACGATTTTTCTTCAGCAGATAGCGTTTCTTCTTCAGCTTCTGTATCGGTCTCTTTCTTTTTGGAAGTTTCTTTTTCTGGTTGCTGTTCTTCGTCTGTTTCTCCACGTTGTTCAGCTTCAAGTTTACGAATCTCCTCTTCTTCTTCTTCCATTTGCTTACGCTTTTTTTCGTAGTTATAACCTCTATCAACATAACCTGCTGTTTTTGGTGTTTCTACTTCTGCTAATTCAGGCATATTTTTCTCCTTTTTTATGTTGGGGTCAGCCGAAGCTGAGTAGCCTTATAGTTATTTTTTCTTTTTGCCTTTGGTCATTAGACCGCCTTTGTTAAGCTGAAATGTGCCAGTTTCGGCACCAGTTTCTAAACCAGCTATTACTTTATCTAGATTTGCTTGAGTTTTTGCTTGATTAGCTGCTCCAGCAGGACCACCTGTATCGGATTTAGCAACTATATCTTTTCCTTTTTTCTCAGCATCATATAAAACTTCTTTAGCTTTTCTTTTTCTTTTGTCTCTTGCCTCTTCAGATTTTTTCTTATCAAACCCTTTGCCAAGTTTATAGTCAGCAACTACTGATTTTTTAGGTATATTAGTAGTTGTAGTATCTATTCTACCAGTTTTTATTACACCATTACTTTTACCTGAACCGCTTGCAAATACATCAGCTAAAAACTTAGTAATACCAGACTTACCCTCTAGCATAGAATCAATATCTTCTCCAATACTTTCCGATAGCTCTGTAAAACCCTTAGCTTCTGCAAGAAGTTGAGAAGCTCTTAAATCAGATACAGACTGTAAAAAACCTTTATCAGTAAGTGCAGCACCGACTATTGCACCTGGTATACCTGCTAATGCATACCCTGCACCAGAAGCTAACTTACCTGTAAGAGGATCTACATCACCTGCTTTAACATTGTTTACAAAATCTCTAATACTGTCTTCACTGTTCCAATCTACATCTGTTGCCCAATTTGCAAATGCAGGTTTAGTTTCTGTAGTAGTAGTTGCAGTTGTTCCTCCACCATCACCACCACTATCTCCCATTACTGGAGGTGTAAACGATCCATCATTAACTACATATTCTTGATCAATATAATTTTCTAACATTTTTTGAGTCGTAGCCAAAACAATATCATAAGGAGGTTTTGTGTTTATTAACTCCACAGGCTCAAAAAATGTAGTTTTTTCTGATTGTTGGTAAATTGCAGGGGTAGTTTGACCCGCATCTATTTGTGCTTGAGTTGGAAATACCGTAGCACCTAAAGGAAGTTCTGTAAAAGCTGCTTGTTGAGCTTGTTGCCCTGCTGCATAAATTTGATCTTGTGTTTGTTGAGCAGCGGGTTGCAAACCACCTGGAGCATAACCTAGAACAGTACCACCAGTGGCCATACTCATAGAGTTACCGATAGCTGGGTTAGGAGGGCTATAAAGGTTTTGCTGCTCCCTGTACATATTAACAACACCACCTTCAGCCATACCTAACTCTTCAAGAACTGCCATTTCTTCTGAAGTAAGAGGACCATCAGTAGGACCACCTGCAGGAACAGGCTCTCCACCTATTCTACCATTAGCTTCCATTTCAGCTAGTCCACGTTTAGCTTCATCTCTTAAGTCTTCAAAAAACTTTACACCATAATAACGAACAACATCAGCAGGAACAACATACTCACCTTCAGAGAGTTGTGCAGGAATATCATCTCGTACTTCTTCTGCCATAGAACCTGAAGGTATATCATTACCTGATACTGGGTCTATATTCATACCATCATCTGTTAGGCCACCGTTATCCATAAAAGCCATTTGCATTTGTTCGTTCATTATGTCGCCTCCTTCGGCAAGTCCTAATTTATTTTTTATAGTATCTTTAATATTAGTTGACTCTGGTTCTCTTCTTGGTTTAACTTCATAGTTAAAAGGATCTACACCATATTTACCTTGATATTCATAAAGATTGCCTTCTCTTTCAAGCATACCTGCTCTAGCATCAATTGGAAATACATCTTTAGCTGTAGCACCAGATTCAAGTTGATTAATAGTCATAGAGGGGTCTAACATTTCTTCAGTAAGACGTGCCTCTATCTCACCACCTGCACCCTCGTAAAAGTTTGTCTCTATCCTAGATCTTTCTCTGTCTACGTCATAAACCTCATCAGCTAATTTATTATATACTTTACCTTGCTGTTTTAGTTTTCTATTAAGCCTTCCAATTAAATTAGTTCTACCTGCAGCTTTTTGTACTACTGATACAGGAACTCCATATTCCCTTGCCGTAGAAGCCCAAGTTACATCTGGTCTTAATTTATCAGGTTGTGAATAGTGTTTATTATATATTTCTATCTCTTGTTGTATAGTTAAACCTGGCAATGGGTTTTCACCCGCAGCTTTTCTTGCTTCTTTAAGTCGATTATCAGTACGATCAAATTCTGATTTAATTTCATCAAACTTTTTTTGGATTGGTTTTTTCTTACCACGTAACTCTCTGTCTTTATCATACACAAGATCTGGGGGAATAGCATCGGTTGTTGCACCCCTAATAAAATTTTCTTTTCTTTGAATTACGTGTTGAAGTTCATGAAGAAGAGTTCTTTTTAATTGTTTTGTTGAGTAATGATATTTTCCATTTACCATTACTCTGTGCGCATCTGCACCCAAGTTAATTGAAAAAATATTTCTAGTTTCGTCATAACTTCCTAAAAGTTTTAAATTTTCTCCCTTCTTAGGATCTGCATTAAAAAATCTAACTTCTAAATTTTTAAATTCAGGGTATCTTTTGTAAAATTCAGGATGATCAAAAACATCAGATATTTTAACATTTTTAAAAGTACTTGGATTTCTTGCATCAGGTGATATATCTAAATCTAAAACTTGATCTAAATTTTTTAATGATGCTTTAGTATCATCTATAAAATAACGCCACTGACCATCTGCAGGGTCTACATACCAACCAGTTTGACTCCAGATTTTTTTATTTAAATCGTAAGATATACCACCTTCTTCAGAGGCAGGTCTATTAAATTTATAAAAATCTGAATCTTTTAGAAGACCAATAGCTTTTTTAAGATTTTTATCTTTAGCTGCACCCTCCATACTAACGCCACCAAAAAGTCTTAAAGAACCTTTAGGAACTTTAAATGGAGTTGATGCAGCACCTACACCTGCAAGTGTACCAAAAATATCTCCATACGTAGCTCCAGATTCCATTGATTGCTTAATCTGTTCTAGAGTTCCAATTGCTGCACCTTTAACAAAATCTACTACTTGTTCTTTATCAGGTAAAAAAGGATTTTCAAGATAACCTTTTATACCCTCTAATGAGCTAATAATACCATCTCTAAGTTTTTCTCTTTCGACTCTCTGATCAGGACTTGTAGCAATCGTATAGGTTTCACCAAATTTATTTTTAAAAGCACGAACATCAGGATCTGAAGTAGGTACTTCTATATCATCTGTAGAAGCATTTACAGGACGTTGAAAAAACGGAACATTATTTAACGGATGATTAGCTCTTCTTTCTTCTTCAAGCTTATTTTCTTCAAAATCTTTTTTAACTTCGCCTGTGTATTTTTCAACTTCCTGATCTAAACCTTCAGGAGTATAACCAAAGACTTCCATCTGTTCTGCTGTATTAGCCATTAATGTCTTCCCTAAGTCTTAACATTGATCTAAGCATACGTATCTCACCTTGGGCACGATAAACTTCTTCTATATCGTTAAGCTGCTCAAGACGTTTATGAGTCTTTTCTATTCTGTTTACTATTTCTTCCAGAAACGGATTGTACAATTCTGGATTGTTTACAAAAGGTTTTAAAGTATTGTTCACGACTAGTTTCATTGCATCTGTTGTTCACCAGTATTGCCTGAGAAGCCCTGTTCTCCTGGCTGAGGCGCTATTCCTGTTCCTATAGTACCACCCCCACTGCCTTGGGTATCCTGCACCTGTGCGCCTGCAGGAGCTTGCTGTGGGCTTCCTGGCTGTGGAGCACCTTGTGGAGGTGTAGGTGGTGGGTTTTCAGCTTGGAATTGTTTTAGTATTTCAGCTTGAATCGCAGCTTGCGCCATATTGTTGCCAACTTTATCTGGATCAAGATCCATTGACTTAGCAATTTCACGTACAATGTAATCCATACGTGCAAATGGAGCAAGCGCAGGGTTTGATACCACCTGCATAAATTGCATAAGGCGTTGGCTACGCACTTCATTAGCCATAAGACTTTCTGTACCACGAGCTTTTATCTCCAAGTCACCTTTGATTTCTTTATCAAAGTCAAATTGCATATTAAAACCAAAAAAGGCTTTGCCTAATGGTGCTAATAGGTAGTCATCTATATTTTTAACAACATTACGTATGCTACCGTTGGCAGCAGACATAAGCATAGAAATACCAGAAGCAGTACGACCCACTCCGCTAACGCCTGTTTGGCCATGAGCGAAAGAAGGAAAACCAGTTGATTCATCAGCTAATACCCTTGCTTTATCGAACATCTGCATGTTCTCATTACTTACGTTAGGAAACTTAGTTCCAAAGATAGCTTGACCAGGTGCCCCTCCCTGTCTCCTAAACACTTTTCCTGGATACACGGAGAGGTCTTGCCCTGGGACGAGATTAGTCTCGTCTACCTCAATCAATAGATTACCAGACAATGCTGCGTTATCTACTGCCATTCGCATAAAGCCATTCATTAGTGTTTGAGTATCATCCATATTTTCAGCAATACCTACGCCAAAAATACTGTATGGATTCATCTCATAAGGAGCTGCAAAGTAAGGAATGTAAGCTGGAGTGAATGGGTTCATTACAAGTCTTAGTACTTGTCCATTACAAATCCAGATATTTACACTTAACTGTTCTGCATCTTTTAATTCAGTGGGTATATCTACCCCTTGATCTTTAATAATTTCTGTGTCTACAAAACCCCAAAACTCTAGAACCTCAAAACGGTCAGCTCTATCTTCTTCGGAGTTATCTTCCATGATGTGTTCCCACCACTCTTTGCGGTAGCTTTCACCAAGACGTAAAGCATTGTCTACGGCATTTTCACGAAAGTATGGACGATTTTTTAAAGCACGTATTTGAGAACGTGACATCTTGTGTCTTTCTACAACATACTCTGCTTCTTCCATTGTAGCTGCATCAGGATCTGGATAAAAGTTCCAGATAGATACTGATGTAGTTTGTGGAATTGTTTTAAATACAGGTGAGTAATTACCTTCATCATCCCAGTTTGGATATTCTTTATCTACTGCAAATGGGCCTTTCATTACCCCTGTACCAAAAAGTGCTGCCTCAAAAGCAGCAGCACGTAAATGTTTCTTTGCATGAGATTCTTCTAGTTGATCATGTATTTTCTTTTCCATCTTTTTAGCTGAAACTTCAGCAGGATGAAGTTGTACAGCCGATGGACTACCATTTACTTCAGGTTTTACATCATCAATAACAGGCTCTAACATTCCTGTTAAAGCACCGAGACGTTCTTTATATTCTGGTAAAGTTTCTCCTGGAAGCAATTTAGCCATTTTACCGTCAAGTGCTTTTCTAACTTCAGGATTAGTTTCATAGCTAACAGTTTCTTCTACACCGTCTGGTAATATTGTGGGATCAATACTTATTGGAAACTTATTACCACCAAATAATACTTCTGCTATTTGACCATAAGCAGCAAGTGTTTTAGTTTTAGTTACTTTTACAAATACACGAGACTTTTCCGTAGAAGTAAATTGTACATCAGGTCCATATATACCACGATAGTTTCTATAAGCTTGAATCCAACGTTCTTCATCTAGTTGTCTAGCTGTTTCAGCTTTACTGTATTTATCTTTGACAAACTGAACAATGTGACCTGTAAGTGGATCTGAATAGTCTTCTTCTGTAACGTCATCTACCGATACAGTTTCTTCCATATCCATAATCATTTCTTCAAAATCTTCTTCTGCCATTTTATTTCCTTAGTATCCAAATGTGGGATCTGATACTTGAAAGCCTGTACGTTGTGCAGCAGGATCAAAATCAAATATATTACTTCGTGGTCTAGTCATTATACCATATCTTAATGCATCATACAAGTGGTCTTCTGCGTGTGTATCTACATCTTCTGGGTTTTTCTTATCTAGCGGAATAGAGGGTAGCTGAGATATAAGGTTAGTGCAATTAGAAAAAAACACAAGTCTTGGTTCCTCCGTAAATTCATCTGTCTGCAGTCTTCTATGTAATTCATTTTTACCTGAAACACGAGAACCTTTTGATCTATCTGAAGGTCTCCATCTACAACCCTTCATAATCATTTGTTCTGCTAGACTTGGACCAGTATCTCCTCGATTATGCCAGAGAGATGAGTCAAGAACTCCGTAACGTATGTTTTCCCCTGCTTCATTCTCTATCTCTAGTATCATATCAGCTAGGTCAGTAGCTGTGACCTTTGATACGTATAGTTCCCTATATACTACTAGTTGTTCAGAACCAGGTACAACAGTAAACCAAAGAACACCAGTATAAGAACCGTAACCATAATCGCAAGCTCTAAAATGAATCCAATTAGAAGGTATGTCGTAAGGTTCTACTACGTGTATGTTTCTGTTAAATTCAGGAAAAGCTGCACCTTCGTTTATATCCCAATCACCTTCGAGTAGTTGTCTACGTTGGTGTTCAGGTAACGAAAGAAGATTAGCTTCGTATAAACCATCATCTGCCAGATACGGATTGTCGAAGAGGGTGGCAGGAATGAACTTTCGTTTGAACAGAGGCTCACCCTCCCGACTATGACCTTTCGGCCACTTTATCACCTCTCCGTTTTCATCAGTAGCATGGAACGCATTATTAGGCATTTGAGGGTCAATAAACGTTCTTTTTACCCACTGATGTCCTGGACCACCAGGGTTGCTAGTCGCTCTCATATACAGTGGCAAACCTGAAGCCCTTGTTGTACGGAGACGTGATCTCATATAGTTCCATGCGTAAGGTGAAGGCCATTGTGTAAGTTCGTCAAAGCCAATCCAGTTAAAGGCTTGACCTTGGTATCTCATGACATCATCCTCTCTGTCGAGGTAGGACATCCACAATGTAGCACCTGATGGAGCTACCCAAGTTTTATCTCTTTCCATAAACTTTATTCCAGGAATAGCTTTGGGATAAAGTTGTTTGCTTACTGATATAAGTTCTCTAAGCTCTTCTGTAGACCTACGAACAAGTAGCATTCGTGCATTTGGATTCCCCAAGTACCGCACTGGGTCTGCAACCATCGCATAAGATTTGCCACCACCTGCTGCTCCTCCGTATAAAACTTCTTGTTCTGTTGCTGCCAAAAAATCAGTTTGAGGTCCAGCATTAGGTTCAAAAATTATTTCTCTAGCTTTTTCAAAGTCTATTTCTTCAGGCTTAGGCTGTGCTGGAGCTAACTTTTTCTCTGTAACCGAGTCTTTGGGTTTCAAGCTTTTCCGCTTTTTGTAACGCTTCTTTGTACCTTTTGGCAAGGTAGCGTTGAGTTGAAGCTTCGTTCTTACGTTGTTGCTCAATTTTTACTCTCTTGTATAAACCTACATGTGAAATATATCTTTCAGATTGAGTACTAAGCCAAGCTGCAACTTCTCTGTAACTATACTGTTTTAGAAACTTTTTAGCTCTTTCAAATAACTCTAATTCTTCTGGAATTGGTAGCAGTATATCTTGATCATCAGGATCTTGTCTATACCCAAATGGTACATGAGTTCCGACTCTTACAACTGGTTGCCATTCGTACCTACCGTCTACCTCTACAGGTTTAGGTAACTTCCAAGTTTTATTCGTTTTCATCAGCTTTCTGTGGTAAAATAAACAAAGGGTTAGCTGCAGATACTTCTACCTTTTCTGTTTTAACAAAACCACCTCGGTCTAAAACATCCTTAGCAGCAGCCATTTTTTCTTTATTACCTAAGTCTGTAGGGTTATTCATTACTTCAAACATTGAGTATGCAGCTTTTGTTGCTGATGAAGAAATAAATCTTTTTGTAAGATCTGCAATTTCTTCAGCTAAAGACTCTGCAATAGCTTTAGATGACACACCGTCTGCGTAACCTGCAAGTTTTCTAGCTTTAGCTAAATTACCTTGAGCTTCTTCAAATAGTACGTCTAAAAATTTTTGTTGTTTTTCTGTTAAGTTTTTAGCCATATTTCACCATATATACTACGAAAGAAAGAATACCCATAAATAATAAAAGGATAAAACCTGAAAGACCCCAAGTTATAATTGCCTCTTGCATTTCAGCTTTACGATATTCTTGTTCTTTCTTTTGTTTACGTATTTTACCTTCGGTTGCTACAAGTTCATCCCAAGCAGATGGACCCATACTAAAACTAATCCAGTCCTTGAGTTCTTTACGCATAGCTTCGGCTTTCTTTTTAGCCGTAAATATTTCTAAAGCTTCAGCTTCGACAGATTGTCCGTTTAGTGCTTTCCACCAAGGTGGATTTTTGTTTTTCTGTTCTGCGTAGGACAGATCACTCATGGCACTTGCCCATTGGGTCAACTGTCCTGACATATCTTGCAGATCTTTACCTACCTGAAAGCCTTTCTTCAACGCATTGAAAGCTACGGTTGCACCACCGATGATTGTAACTGGGTCCACGAGCCTCCTCCCAAAGTACTCCTAGTATCATTAAAGAACTTATTGCGTTCTTCAAAAAGCTTTACCTGTAAGTATAACTCTTTCTATATCGTGTCTACCAATACCTAGATCTCGTAACTCCCTGTCAGTCATTTGGTAAAGTTGCATTCTTGCAATCTTACGTCTTGCTGATTCTGCTCTAGCTTCTATTAGTCTGTCAAATAATTTTCTAAACATTTTCTACTCCTATGTTAGCCCTAACTGGGTAGGAGTAGTTATACTACAAATAGTTATATCATACTACAGATAAAAATGCAACCCCGTTATGTCATTTGCTTATAGTACTCTTCGCCTGAAAGGATAACGTGAGCGTCTGCACCTGTTTCTTCAAAACCTATAATCTTGTCTCCTGCAGATAACGCAAGATACGCACCGCCTTGTATTACTTCTTCTAAACTATTACCTGCAAGATTGTGATCATCTACAATAAAATGATATGTAGTTGTAGAAGCCTCGTACCACTGTAAACTATATTTCTTATTAGAGTTAGCACCAATAGATACATGCATAAATTTAATAAGACTTACAAAATTATTAGGACAAGTGTAAATAACATTACCACTTGCCCCACCTGCAGTTGCAGTGAGATCTAAAGCTGCCGTAAAAAATTTAGGATTAAACGCTGAACTCACTTTTTACTTTTTACCTTCTTAACTACTTTAGTTGTCCAAGCTTCATTTACATCGGGAGTAGATGGATCATCTGCCATGAGTTGACCTTTGTCGTTACGAGCACGTACTTTTTTAGTCTCTGTGTTTTGACTTTCCCAGAACTCTAGTACTGCAGGATCTTTACTATGCCACTCTCCTCGAATCCATTCTCCAAGGATATTGCCATATTTATCTACTACTTTATCACCTTCTATTATCATTTATCTACCACCACTTTCAAATTTAACTGTTGGTTTTTTATTCCTTCTTTTTCTAACTCCAGGAACTCCACCACCTTTAGTTAGATCTTTAACATAAAGACCCAACTTAGTTAATGCATCTAAAATTTCATCTATTTTAGAAGCTGGATTTTTATCTACTTTTTGATTTCTTAACTTTTCTAATTTTTTCTTTGTGGCTTCATACCTTTTACTTGCAGCTTCACGTTCACCAATACTTATTTTTTTAATATCAGAATCAATCTTCTTCATCTTATTTGTAATGGTGGCAGGTATTTTTAAAGTGCTACTACCTGTTCTACTTGTTGAAGCAGAACGAGCAGGTTGTATGTTAGACACTGTAATTTTTTCTGTTCTAATTATTTCACTAGGTTTAGCTATACGACCTGAACCTGGACGTTTTTTAGGTCTAGGGGACTTTTTAAGTGCGCCTGACTTTGGTCTAGATTTAGGTTTAGTTACCTTTTTCTTTTCTTCTTCTTTTAGATTAGTAGTATATCTTTTACCTTTCCAAGTAAAAACTTTACCTGCACCTAATGCTTTACGTGCAGCATTAAAAGCTTTCTTAAAAGTCATATCATCATATTTACCTGCCATTGTATTATCCTTTATTTATAAGTATTAGGAGCTTTTTTAATACCAGTATTTAGAGTACCAGAAGATTTAACCATACCACCTACGTTATACATAGCAACCTTACCACCTTTTGCGTAAGCTTTCTTTTTCATAGCTCCGCCTTTGGCATAACCTTTTTTAGCCATACCACCTTTTTTCATACCTTTTTTACTAGCTGCTGCAGCTTTCATAGATTCTTTTTTATTACCATCTCCATCAATATCTAAAAAATCTGGTTTAGCTGCTCCACCTGCTGCATAACCTTTTTTCTTCATGCCACCTTTAGCATATCCTTTTTTCTTCATCATGATTTTTCCTCACTATATAAATTGTTAAATACTCGTTGCGTATCCCATACATAGTCTACGTTTTCTTTCGAGTTATAAATATGTTGGTTAGGTTTAAAGTCTGGAGCACCTTCCCCAGTTTCAAACCAAGCAGGGTGAGTTACTCTCACTCTATTATTGGGTAACGCAACTATGTTACCTGTATATTCTCCTGCATCTAACAACTCTAAGACATGAGATTGTTTATGTTGTGCAGGATCGTCTGCTACTTCATTGTCTGTGTAGTCTACAGTAAAGTAATACTTTGCAGGATAGAACTCACCGTCTACTTTGGCTATCCAAGGAGCAGGTGTAGCTCTTTCTAACTTATATACTGAGTGTGTATGAGACATACAATCCCAGGGTTGTGCTAAATATGGTGGTAGCTCTGTAGGCCATTCCTCTAGGGGGGTATCTGCCACGAGTGCTGTTAGAGGCATTCTTGCCCACATTGCACCACCATGTACATTTTCCGAGTCATCAAAGTCTGACTCACAACCTGTAAATATAACTTGAAAACTTAGAGTTCTGTTTGGCATGGTGGTTACACCAATTACCATAGCATGTAAGAACTTTCCGTGATAATCTTCTAAATTTTTTGTATACTCTCTACGAATCCATGCTTTAAAGTATGGTATGCTACTAGTTAAAAATGGCATTTATTTCCTAAAGGCTCTGGTCTTTTTTGCGATCTTTTTAGGTTGAGCCACATGCTGCTTACCTGCCGCCTTGCCTTTTCGTTTAGCTCTGGTTGTAGAGGCATACTCAGCGCTGCTAAGAGACTTAATAGCCGCAGTAGGTAGATAACGCTCACCAGTCTTAGAACTAGGCTTGCCACTCTTTGTACGCCACTTTTGTTTTGTCCACTTTTTTAGGGACTTTTGAGGAGCCTTCACGACTTGTAGCCTCCACCTTTTGCTTTGTATTGTTTAGCCAACATCTGAGCTTTTCGGGCTGACCATTGGCCTGGGTTGCCACCCTTACTTCCAGCTTTGATTGAGTTGAATAAAGCCTTGCGCATCCCAGGTTTAGTGTAGTTACCCGCTTTATTGACACTGGATTTTTTCTTCATGTTACTAAGCCTTACAGTTACACTCTGGGCAACACTTCATATTTAATAACGCTTTTACAAGACGTTTAACATACGTCCAAATCCATTTTAGTATTTTCATAATGAAACTCCCATTTTGATTTTAGTACATTGTGGCACTGCTAGGTATCCTTTTTGTTGAAAATACCTAGCTACCAATACTGCTTCTTGAGCACATGCTTCCTCTGAGGTAAATGCGGCTTCTGTTTTTGCCATAACCTCGCAAGATATTGCTTGAGGTGTGCTGCAGAGAAGCATAAATGCTATCCACATTAAAAACTAGCCGTAGCCCCTACTGTAATATCACCAAACTCTAGATCAGAGTTAGTAGATACTTCAGTATATAAACTCATAAAGGTGCTAGGTATCTCATACTTTGCAGTAAAGTCTAGACCTTTAAAGATGTCTCCTTCGTCTAGCTCTAACATATCAATATCTGTAGCTACACTTAGTCCAATACCCATAGCAGTTAATCCTGCTGATGGAGTTAGTTCCCACTCCCATTCTTCTATACCAGTAGTATAGTTGATGTCAGAGTCTGCACCGATAGATAATGTCTGCCCTGCGACAGAAAAATCCATAGCTGATGTTGATGTAGCTGCTAGTGCAACTACAGTTGCGATTGCTGTTGTCTTCATTTTATGATCCTTTTTTCCATTTTT